CCGCACGCAAGTCGGCAATGGCCGCCGGCAAGCCGAGCAAAGCGCCAGCAAAGGCTAAACGGAAATGAGTTTCCCGACCATCGTCTACCGCTGCCCCGGTCCGCACTGGGGGCCGCCAGGAACGACCTACCAGAGCAATGGCGTGGCTGATCAGGCGGCGCTGGACAAGGCACTGGGCGAGGGTTGGCACGCTACGCTGGTAGAGGCGGTGGACACGTTCCTGAACCCAGCACCCGCGCGGGTTGCGATTGTGTCCGAACCGCTTGAGGATGACGCGCCGCCGACACGCGACGAGATGTTGGCCAAGGCGGCAGAGATCGGGCTTGCGGTAGACAGGCGCTGGTCCGACAAGACGCTTGCGAATAAGATCATCGAGGCGCTGGAGGCGGCTGAAGCTGCATCGGCGCCTGATCCGGAGCCGGTGCCATGAGCTGGACGAAGCGCGAGATTGTGCAGAACGCATTCGAGGAAGTGGGGCTCGCAAGCTACGCCTTTGACCTGCAACCGGAGCAGATGCAAGCCGGGCTGCGGCGCCTTGATAACATGATGGCGACGTGGAACAGCCGCGGGTTGCGCATCGGCTACCCGCTTGCGGACAATCCTGGCGACAGTGATCTGGATCAGGACGCGACCGTTACCGACGAGGCGATCGAGGCGATTGTAAACAACCTCGCCGTTCGCCTTGCGCCGATGATGGGCAAGACGGTCAGCCCGGACACCAAGGCGTCCGCCCGGTCGGCTTACATGGCGCTTCTCAGCCGCCGCTCAACGATCCCGGAGCGCCTCATCGACATCAACTCCGTCCCGGCTGGACAGGGTACAAAATACTGGCGCTTCAACGGCGACCCGTTCCTTTCTCAAGAGGATCGTGGTCTAACCGTCGGGCCTGACGCCGCGCTGGATCTGGAGAGCTAACGTGACAGACATCAACCAACTCTCAACGTCTGACACGCTGACCGCTGGCGACCTTCTGCCGATCTGGCGGGCCAACAACAGCGACACGCGGAAGACCAGCCTGACGACGCTGCAAGCGTACATGCAGGCTAATCTCAGCTTCGGCGCTTCTCAATTCGTGGTGCAGTACGCGGCTCCGGCGGCAACCGGCTTCACGACTACGCTGCTCAACAATACCACTAACCAGTGGCTCATCCTGACGCCGCTCGCGGCCTATGCCGCAGGAACAATTACCTTTCCGCTATCGACAACCATCACGGACAATCAGGAAATCCTGATTTTCTCCACGCAGGCCGTCACGACCTTGACGTTGGCGGGCAATGGCGCGTCGATTGTCGGGGCCCCAGCGGGCATCGTCCAAAACGGGGCTATGCGGTTCAAGTATAATTCGCTCGTCTCGACGTGGTACGTGATCGACGCCAACAATGCTTCTGGACAGGCATTTCTTGCCGCAGCGCAGACATTCACAGCCCAGCAGACGCTGACCAGCGGGCTGGTGCTTCAGTCGATCGCGGCGGCATCGATCGCGGCGGTGGGGAACGCGATCAACACGACCAGCAAGGTGACGGGGAAGGTGGTCTATGACACCACGAATAACCGCCTGATGGTGTCAAGCGGGTCGGCTGCGGCATCGCCTTGGTACATTGCAGACGGATCAGCATCGGTGACGCCATCATGATGACGGAAGAGGAACACGGACAGCTCAAGGCTGAAGCCTGGCGCACGCTGAAGGCAGTTGACCACATCGACGCCAAGGCGGCGGATGAGGGGCTGACGATCTCCCCGGAATGGCGCGCATGGCGATCGGCCGTGCGGGCTGTGATCCGTGGCGAGCGTATGGATATCCCCGCCGAGCCGCCGCGCTATGGCGATGCCTATAAGGCGCACTGGGACGCGGTGACGGCTGGCAAGCTAGTGGACGCTGTGCCGTTCGTGGATCCGCTGGCCGCCGAGAACGACGCCCTGCGCGCACGCATCGCAGAGCTTGAGGCGGCGCTGTCCGCCCCAGTGCTGGAGCTTTCCAACGATCCGCCGGCCGAGGCGCTGCTGGAAGCTTACCCTGACGAGGATCACACGGCGCTGAAGGCGCGCATCATGGCGGAATTCGCATCGCTCCGGAACGCGCTGATCGGCCAGATACCAATGACGCACGAGCAGCTTGACCGGCTCGTTGTGCTTGAACATCCGAAATACCAAAGCTGGCTGCAAGGGGTAACCAAATGATCGACCAGACATTCGCGCCGGCTTACGGACAGGGCGCCACCGCTAACGTCACAAGCACGTCAGCCAACTCCGCGATCGGCTTCGGGTCCAAGTCGATTGTGATCACCAACCCAGGCGCTAGCAACATCTTCGTCCGCACGGGCCTGACCGGCCTGGCGGCGACGACGGCGGATTATATCCTTCTGCCGCTGTCGCAGGTGAGCATCTCCAAGCCGCAGGATCACACCCACGTCGCCTACATCTGCGCTGGTTCCGACACCTCAAGTATCAACATCATCCCCGGCGAGGGTTTCTGATGTGGCGTAACCGCGACAGGTCACGGATGCGGGCGGGCGCCCCGATCTCTGAAACCAAGGAAATCATCACCCGTGACGGGTCCTATATTGCGACCCGCAACGGGTCGCTTGTGATCGCGAGGCAGTAAGATGGCAACCCAGAATATCTATGCACTAACCGACACCTGGAACGCAGGCGGCACGACCTTCACAGGCATCGGGCTCAACGTCACCGACACCGCGTCGGCTGCGGGCTCTGCGCTGATCAATCTTCAAGTCGGCGGCGCGTCTCAGTTCAAGGTCACGAAAGCGGGCGCTGCGACTATCACCACCATCGAGTTAGGCAATGCAAGCGACACGACGCTGTCGCGTGTCTCTGCGGGTGTCGTCGCGATTGAGGGTGTGGAGGTCACGACCAACACCGCGACTCAGACACTGTCGAACAAGACGCTGTCATCGCCCACGCTTTCAGGAACATCCACGTTCACCGGGGCTGCCATCGGAATTACCACGCTTGGCGTCAATACCAGTTCGGTTACCTCGCCGTTCACCGTTGATATTGTCGCAACAGCGGCCAATGGTGACCGAGGCGTACGCGTTGAAAACTCAAGCACTGGCGCTGGCGCGACGACGCAGGTCCGTTTTGCAAATTCGGGATCAACGACGCACTGGATTGGCGCTGCGAGTACAACGTTTTCTGGATACGCAGGCATTCGCGCTGACAACCTGTCGCTATACACTAACGGCGCAAACGGCATCGGGTTTACGGCCGACAACGCGGCAGGCTTCATAACGTTTAACGCCGGCAGCGCCGGGCCCGAAGTTATGCGCGTCGGTCCGGCAGCCGTGACGATTGCCGATGCTGCCAACTTCATCCTTGCCACAACCACCGGCACCAAGATCGGCACGGCAACCAGCCAGAAGCTTGGTTTCTTCAATGCTACGCCAGTAGTTCAGCCTACCGCCGTTGCTGACGCGACAACCGCTGTCGACGTCATAACTCGCTTCAATGAACTGCTTACCCGGATGCGTAATCTGGGCCTGATCGCAACCTAAAGGAAATCTCCACATGAGCCTTGCATGGACATGGAAATTCTTTGACGCACTGGTGGCCAATGAAAACGGGCTTGTCGATGTAATCAAAGAAGTGAACTACACCCTGCGCGGCGTGTACGGTGAAGATGATGAGGCCAAGTTTTATGAGATTGGCGGCAGAACGTCTTTGCGCACGCCAGTTAATGCTGACTTCAAACCGTTTGCCAGTCTAACAAAAACTGACCTTATCGCTTTTGTGAGCAACGCTATAGACGTCGAAAGGCTGAAAGCACAGCTCAACGCATGGCATGAAGCAGAAGACAATATAAAGCGGCTTCCCTTTGAGGCTATTTAATGAGCAACGCGCGCGAGAACGTCAATTTCCTGACCTCAATAGACTGGAGTATTGCAACTCTGCGTCTGGCAAGCTGGGGCGCGGGATCTGTTCCGCCGCAAGTAATGCTAAAGACGAACTATGTCGTGGGCGACGGCGGAGGCGCGTTCCGTTACGATGCCAGCGACACCACAACAGCCGACAATGGCGGGACAGTGATTGTGGATGCTGCCGGCAATCGCTGGAAGCGCCAGTATACTGGCTCAGTCAATGCCAAATGGTTCGGCGCTCGCGGTGATGGCGTTACAGATGACACGTCTGCTTTGCAGGCGCTTGTTAATCTTGAGGTCTTTTTCCCTGATGGCGTATATAGAACGACTTCAACGCTAAACGCTAACACGCCGCGCTGGTATGGAAACGGCGTTCAATCTTACATCGATATTGACGAAACGTATAAAAACACGCGCGGAAAAGGCCCGTGGTTGTTATTTGATCACCTTGGGGTCGGCATTCGTATCAGGCGGGTTAACGGCATTGATCAAGATGCCTCATCTGGTTCCTACTTCAAAAGCATGGGGACCTTCAGAAACCAGCCCGATCCGGGTTCTGGATGGGCTCCTTTAGCTGCGGACTATGATATCGACTCGCTTGATACCGATCTTGATATCTACGACTTCGTTTTTCTCAACCCGACCAAAGCGATGAAGCACGAAGGTGGCCGCGCAGGGCGTTTGAATTTTGACGCCAAAGGCCAGCCGATGGAATATGGCCTTTTACTTGACAAGATGGGGGATATCTCAACCGTTTCTTTTCACTGGTGGCCATTCTGGTCTCTGCAAACCGACATTCTTGCTTACACGCGCGCCAATTGCATAGCCTTGGGCACGGGCCGTGCTGATGGTGTTCAGTTCAACAAGATATTTAGCAACAACCACAAGCACATATGGCACATATTCAGCGGCACTGATGGCACGCTTAATTCGTGCATAGCGCAATGGGTGAACGACGATAACGGCAGGGGAATTTTAGTAACGGCCAGCGATGCTGCAAACCCGCCTGGAACAGGTCCATCAGTTTTCATAGACAACTATATTGCTTTCGGTCAGCCAAGCAATGGAACGCACGCCATTCACTTCACATCGGCAAGCGCTAAGAGCAATATACAGATAAAGACCTTCGTCATGGCCGCTTATCAAAACAGCGCCATAAAGATGGAAGGTTCAAACAACAAGATGACAATCAATCAATCTCAGTTTGAGAGCTGGTCTCTTGGCGGGTCTTATTCTGCGTGTGATTTGGCTTCTACAAACAGTCTCGTTATTACAGCGCAGCCCATCATGATCAGCCAGGGCGCGAAAACCTTTAAGTCCGGCGCTGGCAGTCTGCAAATGACCATGAACCCGATACGCGCCAGCGTAACGAATAACGGCGCAGGTTTGCTGGCTATTACCGTGGATCTTCCAATCATTCCAAATGCAACCACTTTTTCACTGATAAATCCCAGCTCTTATCCACTATTGTATCTTGACTTGTTAAACAGCACTAGAACGCAAATTGGTTTGCAGATTGGAAGTGCTTATTCAACGCCACTTGCAAATTCTTCCACTTACGATGTTGTTGTGCATCCTGGTTATTTTGACTGATGCAAATCCCGATCCTCTCAGGCGCCTACAGTGACGGGAACGCGGACTTCCGCGTCTCCTACCCGCTGAACCTGACGCCTGTTGCGCAGGCGCAGGGGATCTCGACGGGCTACCTGCGGCCAGCGGATGGGATTGTCGGTTTTGAGGTAATAACCAATTACGACGGCATTCTTACGCGAGACGGATCAGAAATCCTGACCCGCGATGGGTCAGAGATTGTTCCACGTTCTATCAGCAACGGGCTGGGGATCGGGCCTGGCCTCGATCGCGGCGGCATCGAATGGAATAACATTCTCTACCGCGTCATGGGGACGAGCCTCGTCCGCATCAGCGCCGCGGGCGTGGTGACGGTGCTGGGGACAATCCCCGGCACGGATCGCTGTATCCTCGTCTACAGCTTCGACTACCTCGCGATTGCCGGCGACGGGAAGCTGTTCCTCTACAACGGCACCACGCTGACGCAGGTGACGGACCCGGACCT